TTTCAATGATGTCGGGACTGTGATTTTCAGTTTCATATATCTATATAACGTATTCAATGGGGGTTTTTGTAGTGATGCTTAAATATAAAAAAAGGGCAGCCATTTCTGACCACCCTTGAAAGGATTTTGCAAAGCCTCTTTATGCAGGCATCCTTTTCACACACAAAGCCTATGCGTTTAACTATATTTCGGCTTCAGTACATTTATTCTTCCATCGGCAAAGTGTTGAACCCTCACCAGTGTTGGCAATGTTATTGTCTTGATTGGTTTGTTTATTGTTTTCATACGCTGTTAATTATGATAATTTGGGGTTTTGTAGTAAAAGCGATGTAACACTGCAACTGTAACTCTCATTGTTTTTGGAAACTTCAATCTGAAACTTAGATGCACGATTGTTCCATCCACTTAAAATGTAAGAATCACCACTCAATTTTACTGAGTCACCTATGCTAAGATGGCCTAATCCAACCCCATCTTTCATCAACTCAAAATGCTCTGCTTTTTTCGTTAGTGCCAATCCATTTTCATTTAGGACGTTTAGGTGAACCTTGAAGGTCACTTCATTAGAACTGAAACTTGCGTTTCCTGCGTGAATCTTAACTCCATACTTGTCGGACAAAGATTGCATTGCTTCATTCAAGTCTACTCTTAGGGCTTTGATGTTGCTTTTATTAAATTGGGTAATAGTCATTGTTTCTGTTTTAGTTATTAAATATAATGCAATGTACACCTTTCTTGGTTATCAACCAAATTGTTCACAAATGTTATGATATGTGATATGTCCCACGGTTAGGGTTTTGCAATTGATATGATACGGAATACCGTATTGCATCAATCAAATGATTCCAGTTGTCTTGCGGGGTCTTTGATTTCTTTTCCAGCCAAGAGTAATTGTTTAGTTCTTTTATTAAGTTGATGCTGTTGTCATCCACAATCATATCATAATCCTGAAGCAAGGATATGCCATATGTGATTGACCCCTGCCCCTTGATAGCTTTTACAACATTGCATCCTTTTGATTTTATCTCAGACAAAAGCCTTGGCTCTGCGGAATCACCCACAATCAAGTTAGTGCCTGCGTGTTTCAAGTTTAGTAAAGCAATTTCCGAAGTGGTCAACCCCTTTAAGAAAAAACACTCCTTCAAATAGATAATCTTATTGGCGGTGTCAATGTTAGTTTCAACCAATGTTGATGGGTCAGCAGCGAAACCATAGTCTTGCCCAAAGACCGAAACGCCCACTCGTTTAAACGACCCCACCCTCCAATTGGAAAAGATAACGCCCTCTGCTTTCTGTAACCACCCACCAAGCATCTGATGTTTGTACTTGTCTGGCCTGCGTTGCTTGATATCCTCAATCTGCCTTAAATAGCTGTCTGATAAGTTTTCTAAGTTGTCAAGGTATGTGGTGTGAATGTAGGTGGTGTTGTCTTTGATTGTGTTGCTGGACTCCATCACGCCCTTATCTTCAAAGAACCGTGAGTAAATCCAATGCTCTTTTGTGACTGGGTTCAAAATCATAATAACCCGATTCTGTCTATTCAGGTTGCGCACAGACAAATCTATTTTATCAAAGATGGATTCATCAACAAGTTCCTCAGCTTCGTCCATAACCCAAGTGGTTACGTTGGTCAATGACTTTAGGTTTGCGGTCTGATCACCAGACGATGTTTTGATGCCCTTGAAGATAATCTTGCTGCCTGAAAGCCGATTGATGATTTCATCCTTTGTTATACGAAAATGCTCCTGAATGTTTAGCGTTTCAATCTTGTCAATAAATTCTGGGATGATGGAAATGTAAGCTGATGACAGCGTAAATCTGGTGAAAAGAATAGTGTGGCCTTCCTCATAGGTAAGCAAGACAAGCAAAAGATTTATTGAGTAAGACTTACCCGAACCACGCCCCCCAGTAACAATGTAATATCTGGAGTCCGATGACATTATGGGTGCATACTTCTCGTTTACGTCAATCACTTAAATCTTATCAAGTCTTGGAAATTGATATTGAATCCTTCTTTGGATGTAATGTCAACGGATTCTTTTGGCTTGCCATATCTATAACCGAAATACAAAGACAACGCCCTTGCATCGCCCTTTAGTATTTGCTCACCAAGTACCCGAATCACCGCATCGTTATCAATAAGGTTGTCCAGCCTTTGAATTAGCTTCAATTCATCAGCTTTTTTTGGTCTGCCTGCGCCTACCCTTACCCCTCCGTTATTTTTTCTATTATCCATTTGATTCTTTTTTGTTTAATCAATCCTTGTTTATATAACGTAATCAGTTGACTGATTTTAAAACTTCTACACATAATTCATTTGGAATTTTGCTTCTTTCGTAGTTTCCCTTCAACCCTTGTGTGCCAGATACGCTTCCTCTTGGCGCATCTTCGTGATGACAGTGATGATTATTGTTGTGACATTCTGGTCTTGGTTGCCAGCCTTCTTGATTAAATAGTGACCTTATGTTGTTTGACCATATGTCTGTTGGCTTGGCTCTGGTGTCACCATAGGCACAATACCAAACTGTTATTCGTGGCAAGCCTCTCATAATTTTCAACTTTCGCAATTTCCCTCTTGGGTTTTCTACAAAATAAAAATCAGGATTTAACACAGAAATAATCTCTAATGTTTTTTGAACAATCATCATTCCTAACTCTGCACTTTTTGTTTTAGGCGTGTTGTCCAAGTTCCAATGCGTTCCAATTGAGGCAACAGAAAAGTAAGTGCAAGGAGGGCTCGCCCATATAATATCTGGCTTGAATGGAACTTTGTTAGTGTCAAAATCTAATATGTCAACAACATAATCTATGTTTTCCATAGGTAAGATGTCACTACTAAATACCTCGTAACCTAAACTTTCTGCGGCCTTTCCAACACTCCTTGACCCTGCAAATAGTTCTAAGACCTTCACAGAATTAACCAATCAGAATATTCTGCTGACCATCCATACAAGCATCAGCAATGCTCCAGCATACCAAGCCCATTGGCAAAGGATGGCTAATGTCTGTACAAGTAAGTTCTTTGAGTCTATCGGGACAAAGAAACTTACAACTACCATCAACGCAATAATCTTAGCAATCATTTGACACCCTCTCTGTCTTTCCACTTCCAACTGTCCACTTGCATCTTGACCCTTTCGTACAGTTCATTAGTGCGTGATGGTGGTGCGTTTAACACCAACCCCAACAGTGGAGTGTCAAGCAAGTCTTTCAAGTTTAGGTACTGGGCTTCCAGCTTGTCATACTTATTCTCCAAGTACGTCACCTTATTGATTTCTTTGTAACCCTTTTTCGTAAAGACAAACCGTTCCTCAATTTCGGCCAACGCCTCATTGTGCCGCCTATACAATGGGTACATCTTAACAGCGTGAATTGCGGTTGAGTGATCCATATGCTTTCCTTGGTCGTTAAAAAACTCTGCGATGTATCGCCATCCCATATTAACCTTATCCCTCAACAAAAAACACATTAAGGAACGATACTCAATCACTTTCCTTTTGCGTGTGTTTTCGTAGATATTAATGCCTGCAAGTTTATTGATTGTACCTCCAATCTCGTAGGGGGTTAAGTTTTCTTGTATTGTCTTTTCCATTATTGTGTTCTTAGTTTTAGTAGGTGGTAGCACTCAACAAACTTTTGTCTTGCCTTACCCTTGTACTCTTGTTTAAATAGTTGGTAGATTTTTCTTGTGTATTGATATTTCGTTTCGCAATCTACAAAGTATTTTTCAGCAAATCGCTTCCCTTTTCCTTTAAAGTAATTCACGTTGTCTGCGCTGTCACCCATTATCATTTGCTCATAGAAATTGTACATCGCTTCATCCTCCGATATGTCCATAACTTCCTTGTGCTTGTAATGGTAATTATAAATCAATGCGGGGAATTGTTTGTAGTCTTTGTCTATGCTTACAATCATAACATTATCCCGCCCAAGGTCTTGGCTTATGTTATACCAGTAACGTGCAACAAGGTCATCTGTTTCAATACCATATCCATAGATGCTGTCGTAATGTTCCTTCACAAACTTGTGCATTTCGTCCAGCAATGGGGGGAGTTCCTGTTTTGTTCGGTTCGCTTTATATGTTGATGTCAAGATTTTTCGGAAGTTACCTTTTGAGCCGCTAAAACATAGCACTTTGTCAATAGGGTAAATATCTTCAAGGTGGTTCACTATCCCCATAAATTGCTGGTCAAACTTATTGCGGGCATCCACAATGTCTGAATAGTATTTATCATCTTCAGGGTTTTCTCTTGCCCTATAGCAAGATGCGAAAACCAAGCTGTCTGCATCTACTAATAATATCACTTTTCCTCTTTTGTTTCGTTTGCGCAATGGTCACACGATGCGTTATTCACATCCTCTTTGTCCTCACCACAGGCAGGACATATCAATTCGCAACTGCCACAAAGTTCATCGGGTGACTGGCTTAACTCTCCGCAAACGCAGTAGTCTTTTCCATCATCCCAAGGGGCTAAACCTCCAAATTCACTGCTCATTGTTTTTTGCGCTTTAAATGTTCTGTGTACATTTTGGCAGCCCAAGCCCTGCGTTGAATCGGGTTTTTATAAAAAGGCTTCAACCTCGCCATCGCTATTCTCATAAACTGTTTCATCTCTTGATGTCCAGTTTTAAAAAGTTCTGTTGGCTTGCGTTCTTTTTCACTTGATAGTTAATGATAACATCAGTGATTTGTGAATCCTCTTGAGTGTATTTCTCAATTGACTCTTTTATAAAAATCAACTCTTTAGTGCTGACTTTCATTTTGAAACCTTTTCATCCTCCCCATAAATAATCTCACGATTCACTGACGTAAACAATTTGTCAAGGTCATCAATGATTTCTTGGATGAGGCGTTTCTCAATACCTGTTTTGGCGATGTGATTCTTGTAGCCGTGAAGGCTGCCAGTTATAAATCCGAAGTTCTCTGCGTTTGATTGTGTCATAGTTTCTGTTGTTATTTCCATAAATATAAACAAAAAACGTGCATAAAGCCAAACTATTTAAAAAATAAGTTCATCTTCTTTGACCAGTCCTCTTTAAGCAAGTACACTTTTTTAATCAGCCGCTTGCTCGTCCAGAGTGTGGTGTCGGGGCAATACCTTTCCACAGGCTCTGGCATATCCATTGAATCCAGCCAAAACATATAGTTTCCCTTCGGGTCGTTGACAAAATACAGCTTCACGACATCCTCGCTCAAATCCATTAGCGCATCGTATTTGTACTTCTCCATCATTTTGGTTGCATAATACTTTGTGCGGAACTTCATTTCTATCACACAATCCAATCCCTGTGGCGTTGTACCTATTGCATCATAATGTGAGTACCCTGCGCCAGCCCATTCCAAGTCCCAGCCCTGAAGGTTAAGAATACCGACAACGCCTTTTTCCCATTTATTTACAGCATCAATTTCCACTTGCGAGAATGCCCCTGTCCCAAATGGTGTTTAAGTCTTTTATCCATTTATTTATGGTTTTTGGTGAACAGGTACAGGGCTTGTAAAAGTTATGGTCGTAGTACTTTGCGTGGAGGTCGCAAACCAGTTGAAATTCTTTGGGTGTGATAGTGTTTCTGTTCTCGCCCAAACGAAACTCACTCCAGTCTTTGTAGTCATAATGATTAAAATTTTTCACCTCTTGATTGTTAAGTTGTTTAAAGATTCCCGCCTGCTGTTGCATTTGCATTTTGTCCCCCTGTGTTTATGATACATATCTACAAGGTATTTGATTCCTGTCCCCTTAGTTACATAATATATTAAATCGCCCAATCTCATATCAATTGTATTTGTAATTTTTCCTTTCTGCCTCCAGCTTATAATACAAAAATGCTTGGAAGCCATTTAAGTGTGAATCGGTAGGAAAAAAATATTTCCATCCTTTTGAATAACCTCTTGCAATATAATAACAAAAAGCAACACCTATCTTTCCAGAAGTTTTTTTAAAATTGATCACAGCAGTATGGTCTGAAGTTGGGATGACTTCTTGAACCTCAAAAGTTTCATTGTTGAAATTCCCTTCCCTTTCTTTGTGAGAGAATCTTCTTGCAACATCTTCTGCAAAATCTTTTAATTCATTTGCAATCTGTTTATTCATAGCAATTTTTTTAGTTTGTCCTTAACTTTCTTGTGTGTAAAATACAACGCATAATAATTGATGTTGCTTTTCCTTGAAAATTCTGCAATGCTTTCTCCTGCGTTAATTATTTCAAAGACCTTACGGTCATACCAATACATCTCTGACAATTCCTTTTGCACGGCAGAATATGCTTCATCATAATCTATGTCATCTTGTGCGTGATATGTATCGCCATAACTCTCAAGGTGTTCGTCCAAATCAATGACCGTGATGTTTTTAGACTTCCTCTTTAAATCCAAGAATAATGTTTTTAGCGTTTTGAAGATGTAATAGTAGTTTATTTCATCTTCGTTGTACATTATGTCAAGGCCTTTTTCCAGTTGCATTTGAATTTTGATGTACATCTCTTGTGTGATGTCCTCCGCAATTCTTCGGGTGCAACCAAAGGTGCATACAATATCAACCCACGTTGTGTGTTTTTTAGCTATTAATATGAGTACTTTATCAATCACAATAGCGGGTCATACAAATCATTTACCATCACAGGCAGCCCTAAATCATTAACCTCAAAAGAAAAAGTACCAAAGGCATACCCCCTGCTTCGCTTACACTTAACCGTTACCCATTCTTTGTTGACCGTATTGGCCTCCAGTTCAATATGGGTTTCACATTTCTTTTCCAAAAAAGAACCAAGATGACCTGTCATTTTTACCGAGCCATAGTTTTGGTGTATCACGTTTATAATGTGGCAATTGTAATTAGCAGACCATTCCATAAGTTTCTGGACTACAGCGTTAGATTCTTCAAGTGAGTTGACATCGCTTACAAGGTCGGCAATTCCATCAATAATAACAAGTGATGGAGTATCTATTTTTTGACTTAGATAATATTCAATAAATTCAAGGCGTGTTTTGTGGCCAACAGCACGAAGGGCAAAGGTGTGATATTTGTCCGAAGGAAGGGATGAGTTCATTGAATGTTGTCTGGCGAACACACGCTGGCTGTGCCATCTGCCCTGCTCTGTATCAAAATGAATTAAATTTCCTTGATCACGGTGGCCTTTTAGGTTGCCTCCATATATGTTAGAGTCACTTAAATAAACAGAAGCAAGTAGGGAAATGAAGAATGTCTTTTTTGTTTTAGGCGGTGCGCTTACACAACTAAGATTACCATACGTTCCGATTGGTATTGGTAAATAAGATTCATCCCCCTTGGTGTTTTTAATTAGCTTGTTACCTAAACTCAACGCAACAGGTGGGTATTCAATTTGTTCCGTTGGGTCAACGTGGCAGTCATCTTCTATGTACTGCATTAGGATGTTGTGTTCTAACTGTTTTTCTGTCATTGTGTGAAGGTAAAAAAAAAGGGTGTGATTCTTACACCACACCCCTTAATAGATTAATTGTTTAAAATCAGAACGGCAAGTCGGAATCTGCCACTACAGGCTCGGCCTTTTCTTCACGGTCTGCAAGAAAGATTTTTCCCGAATTACCTTCGGCATCTTTAATCCAAACCACCTTTGCGTTACCTAATGACAAGCGTTGAATTTTCGCCTCTCTTTCGTCTTTGGTTTGACTGTCAGTTATCCAACAATTGTTCCCATATCGTGTCTCGTCATTGATGGAAATTGTGAAGTTGTACCACACAGCCCCATCCTTTCCGATTACGAATTTCTCTTTGGGCAAAGCTGCCACGTTGATTGATGCATTAATAATTGCTCCCATATTTATATTGATTTTAGTTATTGGTAAAGTTACTGCTATTTCTTGAAAGAGTCCGATTCATCTTCTCCGAATACTCCAAGTTCATAAAATCCAGTCAGCTTTAGTACGGCTCTGGACATTGCTCTTTTCTCTGCCATCTCAGCGACATACCAAGAATTGCAGTTGCCATCTTTGTAGTTGTCACCTTTCAATGCACTTCCAAAGGTTTCAACACTTGCATCTTCCTTTGTTGCATACGCTTGGAACACGGCAAAGTTGGGTTCACACTTTATCACTTTGTATGATATGTGGATTTTTTCAATAGCTTGAATCTTATCTATACCTTGTCGTGTAATGATAACATAGTGCTGATGCTTGAATACATCATCTGCTGTCAAGTCGTACTTCTTATAAAGTTCCGTTAGTTTTTCTCTGTTCATAATTCTTCATTTATTTTATTAACTTCCAATTGAGCCTCTAAAAACTCAATCTTACTTTGCAGGGCTTCCACTCTATAATGATACATTTCAATCAAAGAGTCTTTTGAATCTGTTTGATACATCTTAGTAAATGTTTGAAAGGATTGACTGCTTTTCAAGAATTTTATCATACAATGCAATTTGGCTAAATACATCGTTTGTGATTCTTGCGTGGAGCAGTTCTTTATTTAGGGCTTTTATGTCATCCATTAAGACATCGGCTTGCGTTCTCATATTGTTGTGTTTATAAATTCATTTGCAATGTACACAACTTTTGTGGATAAACAAAAAGTGGAGCAAAAAAAAAGAGCCAACACAACATCAACTCCTTTTTCCTAACAATAAACAGAACATTCAAATATAGTCTTTTAAAGTTCCGCAACCAAATCCTCATACATTAGGATCAATTCTTCAATGTCGGGGCTTGATAGTTTAGTTATCACTCTTGCCTTTGTGTGTAATCTTTGTGCTGTGCCTGCTCCAAACTTGGAATCCAAATTCAGACCAAACGTAAACTGCTCGCCATATTTAAACACATTACAACCCGCACATTGCACTTGACAATTTATCTCATCCCATCGTGTGGCGTAGAACCTTCGGCTTTGAAAATGTCCGTTCTGTAATTTCTTCCAATGGGCCTTTTTGCCACAAGTAAAACAAGTAGCAATTTCTTTCTTTGCATCTCGTTGCCTAATGTATTTAGAAAAAATAGTGTCCAGTTTTTTAATCAACTTGGAACGTGATAATTTTTTAGCCATCAATCTTGATGCTTGAGAAAAGAATCACCAAGTGCCTCGTCTATCTCTTTTATCTTTTGATATATGTAATTGCTGTTGCTCCTTACTTGTTCTTTTTCTTTGGCGGTTGAGTCCAAACCAAGATTCGTGTATTGAGAAGCATCCATCTTTAATAAGATGTCAATCTTTCTTTTGTCCGTTACACATATGCAATTGGAGGTTTTGTCAACTATCTTTTTTGAGTATTTCATTTTTTTTTTAAAAGTACAAGAAAATTCTTTGAGTTGTGAAATTTAAGTAATAACTTTAAACTTTTTAAAATAGTCAAGTGATGACTTTCTTAGATTTATATCAAAATCATTATTCTGGTCAAGAA